CTCATATAGTAACGCACTCGCATGGAGTTTCCCCAGGTCGTCCTTGTTGGGTGTCCTGAAAACACTGTGCCAAAAACTGTGGCTTTGTACAATTCCTCTCCCGTTACTTTGTCGGCGCAGTAAAATCTCATTTTTAACGTTGTGCACGCTATCAAACATGCTCTCAAAAACCATTCAGGAGCCAGTATTCTGGTCTTGATGTGTTTCCACAAATCCTGAATGATGTAATTATCAACAGCCTCTAACAGGCTTGCATGTTGATGAGAATCGTGTGCACTTCCATCAATCGACAAAGTACAGATCTCGTCTAAGTGGACCCTATTTGTATTAGCCAGGTTCATAAGGCGGTCGGTTAATTCTGCGGCCAAATCTTCGTCATTGTAACCCAGTACTATTTCTGGAATTGATTTCTTTGTTGCTCCTAAGAGAACTTTATTTACCACCCATCCGCAAATTAATAAAGCGTCTGATGGGCAAGATATGCAGCGAGTTCGATCGCTTCGTTCATCTTCATTCTGCCCTATCAATATTGCATTCTTTTCTCCTTTCTTTGCGAAATTGGTAATAAAGAAGTCCTGGTTAGGGGTTATTGACCCTTTTTCAATAACTGCTTTGTAAGCTTTGTGATAGTACTTTTTCTTGCCTCCTGGTATATCGGATTCATCAATCATCTCTTCGACTGTTTTTGGAACCATGTCGTAAATTGCTTGTTTCATCGGATCTCTATCTTCTTTAGTGTAAATGTACTTTACAAATGTTGCAAATTCTTTAACGACATTGGGGTTAGGTTCTAATTTAGTGGCGCATTGTCGGCCGAGGAATGACGCTATCCGATTTATATTGCAGTCAGAGAATGTATTAACTACGGTACTGCTGCTGATTCCTAATGGTTGGATGAATGGGTGTTCAAGTTCGCATCCGCAATTTTTAAATTCTTCGAACACCTGGTCTGGAGTAAAATTGACCTTCCACGAACCATTTAGCTTCAGCTTAAAAGAGTCTAACATTGCGCCAGTGTTTCC